ATCTTATGATTGTAGAAAACGATTTTGCGAAACTGCATTTAAAAATTTCAACTGAGTTTTTGCCAAAAGCTAAATTAATAAAGACTAAATTATGATCAATGAATATTTTTATGATGAGCAGCTGAGATCATACATTCTACAATTTTGCGCAATTTTCACCGGTCTCCAAGTCAAATCAGGGAAGGGTGAAAATGGTGAAATTATTACTGTGCCAGTGCCTATTCACGTCGGCAATAAGGATCGAGTGGTTGCGGCGATTGGCGCAGGGAATACGTTAAATCGTACGTTTTATCTGCCGATCATGAGTGCTTACGTGCAAGGAATTGAACTCGCACCAGAACGTAGGAAAGGCGTTGGATATAAAGATGCTAAGGTATTCATGGAGGCAGGTGGTGTGTATCCAGACGACCTCCGTGTCGCTACAAGAATCATGCCTATACCATATACACTGTCAATAGAATTAGCGATTTACGCGTCTAATACTCAGCAGATGCATCAAATTCTCGAGCAAGTACTAATGCTTTTCGATCCAACTCTGCAGATACAAACTACTGATGCGGCGTTCGACTGGACAAAAATTACGACAGTTGAACTTACTGGCATTAACAATGAGGAAAATTACCCGATCGCAACTGATCGCAGAATTCTCGTGTGGTCACTAAACTTTTCATTACCGATTTGGTTAAGTCCGCCGATGGACGTGCGTGATGAAATTGTGCGTACTATTAAAATTCGTCTTGGTGATTTAGATGGATTTAATCCATTGGAGTTCGATGAAAATGGAGAACTTCAACCATTTCAAACAGTGTATGGTGAGTTTGATGTAACTGGAGAACAATAATCTTCATAGGAATACATACAGCTTTATGTTGATACTTCTAACTAATCTTTATGAAAAAAGGACTCAAAAGAGTCCTTTTATTTTACATCATGAAATTATTATTCTGGTAGTGAATCGCCTTCAGTCTCATCCCAATCATATTTCCAGTCTTCTTTAGTTGTTTCTTTCCAATCCTGTTTGAAATCTTGTTTAAGACCAGGAATTGTTGCAAGCATGTCTGCTATTTCTGTGCCCATTGCTATCTCCTTTAAAATAGATAGTGATACCAATTATGTACCAATACTAATATTTACTAATTTTTAAAAATTGAATCAATTTTTTATCGCAAATGCGCTTCAAAACGTTAGTAAAACCCGGAAAAAGCATAAATACTTCATCATAATTTAAGAAAACTGTAATCGATTAAATTACAGATAATTAGATAATATTTGATTAGGAGAGTTATCATGCCAACTTTGGTCGCACCAGGAGTATCAGTATCAATAACTGACGAATCCTTCTACATCCCGGTTTCTGCCCCAACCGTTCCTCTTTTCTTCGTTGCAACCGAGGCAGGTAAAACACAACCAAATGGCATCACACCTGCTGCTGGTACTAATGAGCATTCTGTTGTTAGAACAGTAACTTCAATCGGCCAAAGCACACAGCTTTTCGGAATTCCAAAATTCCGTGAAACATCTGGTGGTCTCGCCCAACATGGTGATGCTCGCAACGAATATGGTCTTTTTGCTCTAAATCAGTTTTTAGGAATTGGTAATCGTGCTTTCGTAGTTCGTGCCAACGTTGATCTTCGTGATCTATCACTCACTGAAGACGTTCCAGTTAAAATTGCCCCAACTACACCAACATACTCAGGCGTGGGCAATGGCGTTCTTTCTGGCGTTACTGTTGGTGCAAAAACTATTGTTGAAACAATCACAGTGACTTGCGTAACAGGTGGCGCTACTGCTTTATTCGCGGTCGAAGGTTCAGCATCAGGCTTAATTGGTACAGTTTCTGCAGGTTCATCATTCAGCTCAACCCGCGTTAACTTCAATTTATCCTCAGGTTCAACTGCCTTCACGATTGGCGACAAATTCACATTAAGCTTCGTGTACCGTGAAAATGGTTTCGTGGCTGGTTCATTGAATCATTCTGGTCGCTACAACGGCACAGCCGGAACACCAACAACAGGCAATGGTCTCTTAAACAATTTAGGCATTGACGCTTTAGTTGTTCCAGAAACATGGACACTTGAATTTACCGATGCCAACAACTTCACAGTTACTGGTTCAGTAAGTGGCCCATTCACCGGTGGCCAAGTTAACGTAGCATATGACAACAACTACATCACCTTTATCATCAATTCAGGTTCAGTGGCATTCTCCGCTGGAGATACCTTTGAAGTTACAATTGCTACAAAAACAATCTCTGATCCTCTTGGCGCCAACGATGCCGCTAAGCGCGTCGCTATCGCAACAGCTCTCCAAGCTGAAATCAACTCAAACCAGGAAGTTCGTTCAGAACTGTATGAGTACAACTTAATTCTCGCCCCTGGTTATCCTGAGGCAGTTGACGAATTACTAGCTCTTTCTACCAGCGTGAATGATGAAGCATTCGTGATCGCTGATACTCCAAATGATAAGACACCAGAGCAAGTTGCACAATGGTCACTCACCTCAGATCGTAAGAGCAGCTCTTCAGTTGCTTACTACTATCCATGGGGTCTTGCTTCAAACCTGGATGGTAAAGACGTTGTCTGTGCCCCATCAGGTATCGCTCTCCGCACATATGCTTACAGCGACAATCAGGCCTATGTTTGGTTTGCTCCAGCTGGCGTACAACGTGGTTTAATCACTGGCGTAAGTCAACTTGGTTATGTGTCTGGAACACTTGGTTCAGCTACAACCTTCGTTGAAACAAACCTGAACTCAGGTCAGCGTGATAATCTTTATGAATCATTTAAGAATATCAACCCATTATGCTTCTTCCCTGGCCGTGGTATGTTGGTGTGGGGACAGAAGACATCCGCTACTGCCGCTTCAGCGCTTGACCGTGTAAACGTTTCACGTCTGATGATGTACATCAAGCGCAATTTACGCAAAGGTGCTCAGCCATTCGTGTTCGAACCAAATGATCCTATCACCCGCGATAATCTTAAGAGTGCGGTCGATGGGTTCCTGAATGATATTCTGATTAAGCGTGGTTTATATGATTTCGTCAGTGTTTGCGATGAAACAAATAACACGCCAACCAGAATTGACAGAAATGAATTGTGGATAGAAATTGGAGTCCGTCCAGTGAAGGCAGCTGAATTCATTTATATTCCAATTACTATTTTGGCAACTGGTGCTGAATAATCATTAATTTGATTAGTAAAAGGGAGCAATTTGCTCCCTTTTTCATTTCCCTCGCAAAACTTTTAGTAATATTTTTAGTTTTTTGATAAATAAGATATCAGAATTCAGGTAACTGAAACCTATTCGTTTAAATGGAGATATTAATATGGCAGTCCTCACACAAGTTGGTATTCCAGGTTCAGGAAATGGTATCCTGGCACCAAAACTCAAACACCGCTTTCAGGTGAAGTTTGTTGGTATTGCTCGCCTCGCTGGAAACAATGGCAGAGATTTACAAGCTCAGGTCATTAATGCTTCACGTCCACAGCTTGAATTTGAGACTGTGCAATTAGATCGTTATAACTCACGCGCTTATGTTGCCGGTAAACACACATGGTCACCACTCTCATTGACAATTGAAGATGATATCACTGGCGCCGCCGCTTTCGTGATTCAGGGTCAGCTTGAGACACAACAACGTTTAATTGGTGCTGATCTTGCAAATGGCAACTGGTTAAATTCCGAGCCAACAGCTTCTGGTTATAAGTTTGCGACATTACTCGAAATGCTTGATGGTAATGAAGGTGTTGTTGAGCGCTGGACAGTTGAAGGTTGTTTCATTCAGGCTGTAGATTGGAATGATCTTGATTACTCAGCTTCTGAAGCAGCTCAGATTTCATTGACAATTCAGTTCGATCATGCACGTCAAGAACTTCTTGGTCAAGGTTTAGGTTCTGCTATTGGCGGTACTATCTAAGCTTAATTGATTTAAAACCAATAATAGGACTCGTGTGAGTCCTATTATTTTATCTACCAAAAATGTGATTTTGGAAAATAGTTAATTTGTGTAAATATAGATCAGTGAACTCTTAAAAGAATCCTATGGCCGACATTTCAAAATTACTTTCTAATAATAAAATTTCTTTAGAAAAACAGGCATCAGATATTTTTTCTGCGCAAGTAGATGAATTTGGACGGATGCAAATTGGAAAAAAATTAGGCAATATAGGAAAACCTGCAGGTGGCCCAAATAGCGTTACTCCAGGAGCTTTAGCTACAAATTTAAGAAATAATGGCTTTCAATCATCTCTGTATGCTTCAGAGATGGTCAAATACGCGCCAAAACACCGTTTTCTCTTTAAGGTCGAATTCACATTTGCTCCAGCTTATCAAAAAGTTGGCCAAGATGCTCGAAAAGTTTTTGAATATGCCGTCAAGCAGATTGATCGCCCAACAATAACATTTGACTATGAAGAAGTCAACTTTTACAATTATAGAACTCAAGTACTTAAAAGAATAAATTATCAACCGCTGAACATGGAATTTTATGATGATCAGCAGAATGAGGTATTATCCTTTTTTGAAGAATATCGCCGAGCTCATTCCCCGATGGCTAGAATGAAAACGCTGAATAGTCCTGCTGCTTTTTCGCCACAAAATTTTCAAGAACAGGGCATGAATTTCACAAGTCCAAATGATCGTTATGCTGGAAATTATTATGCAGCTTCTTCTGGTCATTTAGCTTATCGTGACGGTGGCGCTCAAGAGATGGTGTATCTGGAAAAATTAAAGATTTATCAGATTTTCCAAAATGGCATGAAAACTAACGTCTTCACATTTTTAAATCCAAAAATTCAACTATTCGATTTAGATGATGTTGACGCAGAAGGCGGTGCCGGCAACGTGATGCGAGTGTCATTTATTTATGATGCTTTATCGATTGATATGGTTTCAACTGAGCAAGCGGGCATAAAAAATTGGTCTGCACTTGACTTAAATGGCGGCGGACAAATTTTTGGCCCTCCCGCCCCATCACCTACTGCCGGGCCTGATAAGCCTGCAGGCCCATTAACCAATTTGGCGCTCGGTATCGGTAAGAAAATTGCAAACACTGTCGCCAATACGGCCATTTCAAATACTGTCAACAAAATTAAATTACCTAGGCAATTACCTGGTGTTGAAGCAACTACAAAAAGAATTGGGCAAAATATTTTAGGGAATGCAGTTTCCGGAAAAGTTAATCAAACCTTTGCGAGAACTTCTCCTGGAGTAGCAGTTGACAGCGCCGGTACCAATCCTACCAAAGTCGAGACATCTGGACCCGGACCAAACATTCAATCTTATTAAACATTTTTAAAATCCGTAAAAATATTTTACTTTTTACGGTTTTAGCCTTTGCGCGTGTAAATAATAGATTATGTTAATCGCTATTAAAGCCTCATTAATATTGGGAACTCCATAAGATATGGGAACAATGAAGGGTAGATTTATTCCTAGAAATCCTCAGAAATATATTGGCAATCCAAACAATATATTTTTCAGATCAAGTTGGGAATTAAAATGCTTAAAATTTTTTGATACTAACCCATCAATTCTAAGATACGCATCTGAAGAAATTGCCATCCCATATTTGAAGCCAACTGATGGCAAGATACACAAGTATTATCCAGATTTTTTAATCATTTATAAGGATAAACAGGGAAATATAAAGAAGGAATTACTCGAAGTTAAGCCAATGAAAGAAGTAAGATTGACTGAAAAATCTAATACTTATGATAAACTTTCAATCGCGATTAATGAAGCTAAATGGCGTTCAGCCATGGCGTTCGCCGCTCAGCATGACATGACATTCAGAATTCTGACGGAAAAATCAATATTTCTAAATACGGCACCTTCTTCACCTAACCTAAAGAAAAAAGTTTAAGCCAAAATGAAAATAACATTCAAGCAGTTCATCTCAGAATCTTATACGCCTGGACAAAAATATTCATTGGCAGTTATTCCTGAAATCAAATATGTGCCAGTGAACATTATTGAACGCCCATTGGCTCAGGACGGTAGAGAAGTTTTGGATGTTAGTGATGAGGTTGCTAGAAATATGGATTTTTCTGAACCTATTGAAGTTACTGTTTTTAGGTATGGAAATTCAGAAGATGACACAGCGCCGAACGTATCTCTTGACAATGGTCATCATCGAGTGGCTGCTGCATTACGTACAGGAAGAAAGTGGTTACCAGCCATTGCTAAAGCCCGCAATGCCAAAGGTGAAAAAATCAATGCGCTGATTGAACTCTCAAAAGAAATTGAAAAACACGTTAAATGATTAAAATGAAAACTACATTCAAACAATTTTTAGTAGACTCGATTCAAGACAAAGGAATTTTCAAAGCCATTTTTATTATTGGAATTCCTGGAGCTGGCAAAAGTTACACCGCAGAAAAAATCAAAGGCGGCGTTGAACCAAGGATTGTCAACACCGATAAAGCTTCTGAATTTCTGGCAGCTAAAAAAGAAATGCCACTAACCAGTGAAACCTGGAAATTATTTTTTAGTGATGACGCGCGCAGAATTACTAAGGGTGCTTTACAGAACTATCTAAATGGCATGCTGCCGCTGTTTATTGACGGCACCTCGAACGATGCCTCAAATATTCTTCACCGCGCCGGGATCCTCGAATCTCTTGGCTATGACGTCGGTATGGTTTTTATTGATACTCCACTTGAAACTGCAATGAAGCGTGCTGAACTGAGAGCTCAAAAAATAGGCCGAAGCGTTGATCCAGAGTTTATTGAACATGTGCATCAGTCAGCTGAGGAAAATAGAAAATATTTTCAAAGTAAATTTGGATTTTTCATCACGGTCAAAAATGACGATAACGAGCTCACCGATGAGGCGTTAAATAACGCATTCAAAAAGACAATGTCATTTTTCTCAAGTAAAGTTGAAAACCCAGTTGGGCAAAGATATATTAAATCTCTTAAGGATAACAACCAGTCATATCTTGCGCCAACGATTATCAGCAAAGAAGAGTTGGCCAAAAAAATAGAAGGATGGTACAAATCATGATTTCTTTTAAAGAATTTCTTTTGGAATCAGAAGATCCCAAACATATTGCGGAAACTATAAAGCGCGATTGTTCTAATTTTTTATTAGAACTGCATGGAGTTATACCAGTATATCGTGGTCAGAATGTTCCAACTGTCTTTAAAAAATATACCGTTAATAAAAATAGGCAGCCAAAAAATCTTAATCAAGAAATTCACGCGGCTTTAGATGAAGCCTTTGAAAAAATGACTGGCATTAGGTATCGCTCTGAATCTGTTTTTGCTTCTGGCTGTAAGAAGACTGCAAAAGAATATGGCAGACCTTGTTTATTTTTCCCAAAGGGGAAGTATGAATATATCTGGTCACCAATAATTAATGATCCATTCGAGTGGTTCAATTTAGCTAAATCATCTTATGCCGTTAAAGACGGTTATATTGAATACAGCCCCCTGCATGAGTCACAATATCTTGAAGACATAAAAAACTTTATTATCTCCGGTGAAGCAAATTATGAGCATAATACAAATTTAAGAGAAGCAATTCTAAGTTTGAATGAAATTATGTTTTATTGTAATAATTATTATTTGTTACCAATTGATGATAACATGAAACAAGTGGCTGAGGAAGTCATCATGCTTTTAAATCAAAAATAAATTATGATTACTTTCAAGCAATATCTTCAGGAACAGACTGACGAGTACTTAGACGATCCAAGTCAAATTGCATCAATAATTAAGCGCGACTGCTTGCCATTCTTGAAGGAAATAGGAGATAAACTACCATTATATCGCGGAATTCTTTCTAGACATTCCGCTTTAACGCGACGTAAAGTGAGAAAAGATAGAATACCAAAAGATACTTCTAAGGAAGTTCATCATGTTTTAAATTTAGCATTTAAGCAATTAAGTGGAATTAATTATCGTTCTGAAGCAGTATTTGTCACGCATAACAAAAATGTAGCGCTAGATTATGGCGCCATACACATGATTTTTCCGATTGGGAATTTTGATTATGCTTGGTCACCAAAAATTAATGATGCGTTTGAATGGTTCGCGCAGGGCGATTTATCTAATGCTGTACTAAAAAAGCAGATAGAATATGATCCAGAAAATCTAAACAAATATTATGATGATGTATTTGAATTTATTGTTTCTGGAAAAGCCAAATATAAATTCAATACTGGTTTACAAGATGCCGCCGCCTGGCGCCAGGAAATCATGATTCACTGTGATGAATATTATGCCCTTCCAGCTTGGGGTTCATATGACGATTTGGCATCAGATGTTTTGGAAATTTTAAAAGTTAAAATGAAAGAAGAATAATATGTTAACATTTAAGCAATATCTTCTAGAACAGAATAATTCAATTAAAAATACTTCAACCGCTGAAGAGGTTGCTGAAATTATAAAACGAGATTGCGCGCCATTCTTGAAGGAAATAGGCGATAAATTGCCATTATATCGTGGCAGTAAAAAACTTCTTTTGTGGACTACAAAAATGTCCGTAAGAAAAGATAGAAAACCAATGGACGCCTCATTAGAGTTGCATAACACATTGAATACTGCTTTACAAGAATTAAGTGGAATTAATTATCGAACTGAAGCCGTGTTTGCAACTGGGTCTCGCAGATCTGCGTATGATTATGGAAATTCTTACTTATTTTTTCCGATAGGAAAATTTAATTATGCTTGGTCACCATTAATCACTGACGCATATACATTTTTTGGACAAGGCAGTGACTCAGAAGCGGTAGAATCTGGAGAACTAGTTTACTATCCAGAAAATCGTTCAAAATATCTCGACGATGTTTTTGATTATGTTATGTCAGGAAAAGCAATGTATAAATTTGATACTGGCTTACGTGATGCTGCCACCAGCAAAAATGAAATAATGTTTGCATGTGATGAGTATTATTTGGTTCCTGATCATCCTGAAGCAATTCCGTCTGATGATATTCTAAAATTACTGATTTGAAAACGTGAATAGAAAATAAATTATGAAATTATCACAATTATTTGAAAGTAATAATGGTTATTTAACGCTCGTTGAGCTGCTAAAAAGAAACTGTAAAAAGAATTTTGCAAGTTTATGTTCAGGGCGGGTGCAACCGCTATATCGCGGAATGGCGGTGGCCGCATCAGAATATACATCGACCGACAAAGGTTACCGTTTTTTGATAACGGCCGAAAGAAAAACACGAAGAAGTTCTACGTTCACAGACGGAAATAATATATTATTATCATTTGCGTCTAACCACTCGTCATGGCACAATGTGCCCCCAAGAGAATATTCGAGTTTTATGACACCATCTTTTTACGATGCCAAGCTTCATGGTTATCCATGGTTAATAATTCCCTATGATTCAGTCGATTCATACGCCGTAATGTCAACTGATTTTAATTATTCTGTGCCAGATATCTCTCCCTTTACACGTCTTCAGGATGCAATAAGAAAAGCACAGGATCATATGATTGATGAATTTGATGAAGAATTAAAAAACTTAATTTCGCGTGAAGAATTAAGTTTCCCACGTGATCACATGTACTCGCTTGATGACATTAAAAAATTATCTAATTCAGTTAAGCAGTTAATGGATTATGTGAATAAGCATGAAGATTTATTCTCATTTAACAATGATGAGTTATACCATCTGCAACACGCCTTAAATGATGTAAAAAACGCACTTCGCGATATAGAAACTGAATTCGGTGATGATCTCTGGGATTGGTTAGAAAATAATTTAATACCTGAGCAGCTCGGCGTTGAAATTTTTAATTTTGACCAGCTTAATAGACTGCCAGCATCAGGCGAGGTTTGGTTTGTTGGGCCATACGTTGCTATAACAGGAAATGATCCAAAAGATCGAGAAGACCTGATTAATTCTGAATGGCTGGCGCAACTCTGCCAAGACGTGCTTAAATCGTAATCGTAAAAGGTCGTTAATAATGAAAACTTTCAAGCAGTATCTATTTGAACAAGACAAAAGTGCTGAAGAAATAGCAGAGATAATTAAACGCGACTGTTCGCCATTTTTAAAAGAATGGGATCATCAGAATCCACTATTTCGTGGTTCTAAAATTAATTCAACCTTTGAGAAATTCATAGTTGATAAAAATAGAAAACCGAAACATACGTATGGCCCAATACATGATGTGTTAAATGATGCAATGCATAGCATGACTGGAATTTATTATCGGTCTGAAGCCGTGTTCACTACTGGTGATGTTAAGATCGCTGAAGAATATGGAACTCCATGCTTATTCTTTCCGATAGGGCGATATAATTATCTTTGGTCATATAATGTTATAGATGCTTATAACTGGTTTAATTTGCCGCTATCTA